CAAGATAAACAAGGTATGGAAGATATAAAAAATAATATTGATGTACACCAATACACTGCTAATATAATAGGTGTATCTAGGCAAGATGCTAAGGCTCATACATTTAAACCTTTGTATGGTGGCGTAACAGGAACAGAAAATGAAAAAAAATATTATAAAAAATTTTTAGAAAAATATTCTGATATAAAAAAATGGCACGATAAACTGCAGACAGAAGCAATACGATTTAAAAGAGTTAAACTTCCAACAGGTAGAGAATATTCTTTTCCCTATGCAGAGAGAACACCTTGGGGTGGATCTACATACGGAACTCAAATAAAAAATTATCCTGTTCAAGGTTTTGCTACAGCAGATATTGTTCCCTTAGCCTGTATTAATATATACAAGTTAATGAAAGAACAGAATGTAAAAAGTTTACTTGTAAACACAGTTCATGACTCTATTGTAGCTGATGTTTATCCTGGAGAAGAAGATGTAATGAGTAAAATATTTAAAAAAGGTACATCAAATGTAATACCTGCACTAAAGCAGTATTATAATATTAATTTTAATGTTCCACTTGACACGGATCTTAAAATAGGTTATGATTGGTTAAATATGGAGGAAGAAAAAAATGCATGAAATAGAAGCATTAGAGACCTTAGATGAATTTAAAGATGATACGTATAGTTCATTTTTAGAATACACAGATTTAAAAAGTAGATCTGTAAGAGACCCTACTGTATTATATATACAGGAGGGGCATGAGTTCCTAGCAGAGTGGACATACTTTGGACAAGCTGATGGGCTTTTAATAGTAGAAACAAAAGGTGAAACAAAAATATGTTAGAAACAATTGTATCTATTATAATTTTGTGGGCAATTTTAGGTTATTTTATTGAGGAAATGTTTTAAAATATGCTTGACAAAAATAAAAAAATGTGGTATAAGGTAAATAACAATAAGGAGGTTCAATGACAAAAAACGAACTAACAAACATAAAAGGAATGTCTGATGAGCAAATCATGCAGGCAATAGGACAGGACGATGGTTCAAGTAGTGGTATAAATATACCAAGACTTGGGATAAACAGATCACCTGAAGATGACGATGGTAATCAATTACCAGTAGGTCAATTTTTTGTATATGATTCTAGTGTAGGTCGCAATGTATTTGCTAAACCTGTTACATTTAGACCTTTTATCAGTGCAATGCAGTACATGCATTATGATGCTGAGAAAAGTGAATATGTAAATAGATCTATTATATTTAAAAGTTGGAAAGAGGAACCAATTGATATACTTGGTGGAACTAAATGTGGTAAAATCCCATTTAAAGAAAGATCATCTCTTGCTCCTGAGGAGTTAGAGAGACAAAGAACTATTAGATGTTACAAATTAATCTATGGTTTATTATCTTTCAAGGATGGTAAAACAGCTGATGCTAAAGATCATGTAGCTGAGAACTTGCCTGTATTATACAGAGTAACGGGTACAGCATTTGCTCCAGTAACATCTGCTTTAGAGCAACTTAAAAAACGTAAAAGGTTAATGTTTAACTGTACGTTTTCTATGGATACTAAGCGACAGAAAAAAGGTGGTAATGTATATTACACACCTGAGATAACTGTAAATGCTGACTCTAATATAGAAATGTCACAAGCTGATATGGAAACAATATCTGTATTTCAACAATCTATTGACGATGAAAATAGACAAGTTATAGAGGAATACAATAAAGCAAAAGCAAGTGGTAGCGTAGTTTCAGATATAGAAGCAACAAAAGTAGTTGAATCTTTAAATGAACCATTACCTGAAGATGTCTTGTCAACATAATGAATAATATCTTACACACAGTACAAAAGTATTTAAGTCAGGTGTCGGATAATCCTGTAGCTATCTCTGATAAATTGGTTGATGAATTTGGTGAGTCTTGCAAAGCAGCAATACGAAAACAATTTTCAGAGAAGCGAAGGGAAAACTTTAAACCTAGAATATCTAGTATAGGCAGACCATTGTGCCAATTACAAATGGAAGCAAAGGGTATTAAAGGTGAGGGTCAGCCTTATAATGTTAAGATTAGAAATACATTTGGTGATTTAATAGAATCATTAGCTATATTTGTAATGAAATCAGCAGGAGTAGAAATAAAAGATGAACAAAAAAAAGTATCATATAAGTTTGAAAAGTCCCAAATTGATGGACAACTCGATGTTAAAATTGATGACAAGGTATGGGATATTAAAAGTGCGTCACCATATTCCTTTGAGAAAAAGTTTGGAGAGAGTGGAGGATTTGATGAGGTTGTTAGAGAAGATATCTTTGGATATGCATCACAAGGATTTTTATATGCAGAAAGCGAGAAGCAACCTTTTGGTGGTTGGATAGTAATTAATAAATCTACAGGTGAGTGGACAGTATGCGAAACTCCAGTTGTAGATACAGAGTATAAAAAGAAAGCTATAGATACAGCAGTAAGTAATTTTAAAGCATTGGAATCTAAAGCACCTTTTAAAAAATGTTTTAATGCAGTAGCGGAAACGTTTAGAACTAAACCTACTGGTAATAAAGTTTTGGGCACAGCATGTTCTTTTTGCCCATACAAACTTCCTTGTTGGGGAGATGGGTTGAAGTTGTTACCACAACAGCAATCTAAAGGTAAGAACCCAAGGTGGGTTTGGTATACGGAGGTTAATAATCCTAAGCAGGAAGAAGAGTCTGCGTAGCTGGGTGAGAGTTAGTTTTGAGGGGTCTAGCTTTCACCTTTACCGAAAATGTATTGTATAATTATAAAAGATAGCAATGATAAATGGACAGTATTTACAAATGAAATTTGGGGAACAGAATTAGAAGCAACAGACTATGCAAAAAGAAATAATTTTAAAAAAAACTTTGAATGGAAAGTTGTACCCTATGATAGAAAATATTTTAACTACGTATGACAAAGAAAAAAAATAAAATAAATTTGCTTAAAGCAATAAAAGTTTTAGTTACCCCTTGGGAATCAGGATTTACGTGTGGTATATCCTTGGCTACTAAGACACAAATGACTACAGAAGAGTATGAATTGTGTTCTACTATAGCAAGAGGTATGATTAAAATGGCAACTACTGACCCTCATTCAACGTTTCTGTGGGGACTTAGAGGGTTTGCTGATGATAAGAAAACACACAATGGGGATCTAACTATAAGTTCTGTAGCAGAATTTGATGATGATGATAACGTTGTAGATTTTCTTGAATATTTAAAACAGAAACGAGATAAGGAATTAAATTAATGGCAACACATTTAGTAATGGGAGATCCTCATTGTACCCCTAAGGCAAGCAATGATAGATTTTTATGGGCAGGTAAACTTGCAAGAGATCTAAAACCAAACACAGTTATTTGCATGGGAGATTTTGCAAGTATGGATTCATTATGTAGTTATGACAAAGGTAAAAAATCTTTTGAAGGTAGGAGATATAAAAAAGATATTGATCATGTACATGATGCCTTAGAAAAATTTAACAAGGGTCTTGGTGGTAAGCGACCAAGAAAAATTATGTTACTTGGAAATCATGAAGATAGGATAGATAGGACAACAAATGAAATCCCTGAACTTGAAGGAACAATTAGTACAAATGATTTTAAGTTTAAACAATACGGTTGGGAAGTGTATCCATATCAAGAACCTGTTGTAGTTGATGGCGTGTATTATTGTCATAATTATCCTACTGGTGTTATGGGTAAGCCTATTAGTGGAGACAACATTGCCCGTTCTCTGTTGTTAAAAAATAAAGTATCTTCTACTGTAGGTCATATACATACTTTTGATTATGCTATGTGTGCCTTGCCATCAGGAAGAAAACTTATGGGATTATCTGCAGGATGTTACTTGCATCACAAGGAAGATTATGCTAAGTCTACTCAGAAAATGTGGTGGACAGGTCTTGTAGTTAAACGTAATGTGAATAAAGGAGAGTATGATCTTGAGATGATAGAGTACAATAGTATTAAGAGGAAGTATGGAAGAAGATAAAGTTAATTCGCCTACACACTATAAGTATGGTAAAAAAGAAACTATTGATGTAATACAAGATTGTATGACAAACGATGAGTATCATGGATACTTAAAGGGAAATGTTTTGAAATATGTTTCAAGATATAAATTTAAAGGAGAACCTTTAGAAGATTTGCAAAAAGCACAATGGTATTTAAATAGATTAATCAAGGAGGTTAAATGACGCATGGAGAAAAGATGGCAGTATACGGTAAAATTATAGCACTGCAAGAAGTTATAATATATACACAAAATGAGATACATAAACTAAATAGAAAAATGCAAAAGGAGGAAGATGGGAGCAGTAAAGCAAGCGTTAATAGAAGTTGATGATTTAGTTTGTAGTTGCCTTCAGTCAGGTCGAACATTAAATCAA